CTTAAGGACAGTTGTTGAGTGTGTCTATTATGCGTCTCAACCAAGGCTGACGTATGGTGCAGTAGATTCCATGATGGAAACAGTTGAAGATGTAATAGACATTCATATTGATTTTTTTGAAAAAGAAAGAGAAAACACCAAAGCTTTTCTGAAAAAATTGGAGGAGAACAAGACATGAAATTAAATAATAATCAGTTAAAACTTATATTGTCTGCCGTTGTGGACTATCAAGCAAGTTTAAGTTCCTCAATAACCCTTTTACAAGATGCAGAGGGAGAAGAGTATAACAAGGGCTTTAATCTTCTTCACGATGAACATGTTGAAGCTGAATCTGTATGCAAGATTATACGATTAGAATTAGGAACGCCAATACCTACCGACATTAAAGAGACTAAAGGAGATACCAAATGACGAATAAAAAATACACCATACGCATTGCATCTTTAATTTTGCGTGTTGAAGATGAAGATGGAAAGGCAATAGCTGATGAGAATGGTGAGCCTATAGAATATTATCCCCTTAAATGGAACAAGTCGCTTTGTCAACGTGAAGTTGAGGAAGAAATCGACCGTTTTCTTGAAAATTTAACTCTTGAAGATGTTACGGAGAACCCAGATGACTGATAAAAAATACACTAAAGAAGAATTGACAAAGGCATTTAATCTGGTGCTACATCCAGATCAACATTGGAAAGACCCTATATGTTCACAATGCCCCAGAGACAAGCAAGAGATTGTTGATTATGCCATTGATTATTTTGTGGGGGGAGGAGCTAATTTTTATTTAAAAGATGGAGCTTTGTGGGTCGAGGCTCGTGGATATTATGCAAATGGATTGGAGGGCTAAGATGATTGAACCATATGATAAGATACGACATTGCGAAGTTTGTCACACTGGGTTTGTTTTAGAAAATGAAACAAGTTGGAATGTTGAAGGTGCGTTTTTAGATTATGATGAACAAGATTCGCATCAAGGCGGTGAATATGTTTGTAATAAATGTTTTAATAAATTTGAGGAGACTAGAATGGTAGACCAGAGGAGAACAAGACATGACTGATAAAAAAGAATTCACAGTTTCAATTGTATGGGGAGAATTTACGGAATATGTTCCAATGTCTTATAGTTTCAAAACACAGGCAGAGCTTGACGCATTTTTATTGGGCGTTGAAGAAGCTCATGGTTGTGGAGTGATGAATTATATTGTTCATACAAAAGGAAAAGATCAAAAGTTTACGTTAAAAGAATTTGATTTAGATCAACGTGATTTATCAAGTGCGTTTTTAAAAGAGTGGGAAGAATATATGGAGACTAGACCATGACATTGACATACGAAAAACACGAAAGAAAATACTTCAATGATTTGAAAAGTAAACTAGAAGACGTATTTGAGGATTATGATTGTGAACTTAGTAAAAGCGCAACAGTTGGATATTTTACTGTTAGTTTTTATTCTGACAAACTACTCCAAAAATATAAGGAGACTAGACCATGAAAACTAAAGAAAAAGAAAAAAACGAAACATATCAATATGAGTGTATTTTAAATTTAGGGAAAGTGTATCCTTGCCGATACGCAAAAAGTAAAGAAGAATTTATTAATAACCTATTAGACGAATACAATACTGCGTGTAATGGACTATTTGATGTAAGGCGAGAAGATATTTCTAAAATAACTTCTGATGAGGAGACAGACAATGAGTGATATAGGAAACAGATGCGTCCATTGTGGTGCTGATACATCTTTTGGTAGCGGATTATTCGTTAATCGTATTCCTGCGGATGCCGATTATCAGGCAGAAGATTCTGAAGGTAATATAATCTTTAAAGACGGGGAGTATCGTGACGGATATGCCTGTGCTCCATGCATGGCCTTAGACTGTGACCGTTGTGATGTTTCATTTCCTTTAGATGAAGATATAACAGCAGATGATTGCGACCTTATGGAGTTTAGTGATGGTGCATACCGTGTCCATGAGTGTTGTTTAACTGAGGAAGAAACTAAAATTTGGAAGAAATTAAACTTTTAAATTAATTAACCAATAACGGAAAAATCCCGAGGTTTTTATCTCGGGATTTTTTTTGGCCAAAAATAGGGGTTGACAAGGTATGGGATAATATGTTATAATTAAGATACGGAGAAATCCTAATATACTCCGTGCTATTTGACATTGTGAATCAAACAAAAATAATTTTTTAATTTTAATTAAAGGACTAACTAAACTATGAAAAATTATAAATACAACGATGGCGGAAGAAAAGAAGCAGGATTTAAAGGCGAGGCAAGAGATTGTGTTTGTCGAGCAATAGTTATAGCGTCAGGAAGACCTTATCAAGAAGTGTATGATAGGTTAGCTGAAGGCAATGCTTCTCAAAGACGTAGCAAACATCAAAAAACTAAACTGCCTAAATCTGCTCAAAATGGAATTGATGTTTGGAGAAAATGGTTTAAAGATTACATGAAAGAGCTTGGATTTGAGTGGACGGCTACAATGCAAATTGGTTCGGGATGCAAGGTTCATCTTAAATCAGATGAGCTACCGAAAGGCCGATTAGTGTGTGTGGTGTCAAGGCATTATGTTTCTGTTATTGATGGAGTCATTAACGATACTCACGATTGTTCCAGAGAAGGAACACGATGCGTCTATGGGTATTGGAAACTAAAAGACTCTGTTACTTCTGCAACGAGCTGAATATCTTTTCCCAATCAATGTAAGGATATTCAAAGAACCCACCGAGGGGCTGAAGATTCAGCCCCTCTTTTTTTACGTCTAAAACTTGGGAAGCGTGGTACAGGTAGATAGAATCTGTTGCGTCCTCGACCATGATCCATGAGCGAGTGTCTTTGTTTTTTTGCAGGAAAGACACTTGATGCGGAGACAGGCGAATACTTCGGGTTGAGGTAATCTTAAGTTCAATAAAGTGAAAGTGGTATTCAGGGCAACGAACAAGCAAATCGGGAATACCTCTGGTGGCATAGGTATCAAGCTTTAAAACATCCCATTTAGGAAGCCTCCACAGATTGCTCCTAATCTTTTGGTAAAACTTCTTCTCCGTTCTTTTGATTTTCTTTTTCGTAATCTTCAGGGTTGGCTTGGTGTTCGATGACGATGGGCTCTGGATGATCTCCTCGAGTGTTTTCATTTCGTATTTCCTTTAACCTTTTTAAAACTTCATCTTTTGACATCTGGTCTATTGATCCGTGAAGAATTTCTTTTCTATCAATGTACAGTCCTTGAGCTTGGCCCCTTCGATACTCAGCCTGAACAGAGGCCGAGTAAGCTCCATTTTCTTCTGCTCTTCTGGATAAATCGTCTAATCTTTTAATGTGACGGTTATATGTGACGGCATATTTACGATCAAGTTCGGTTCGATATGTTTGCAGGGCACGAACAACATGAGGACTTTTGTAAGGGTTTAATAGTTCTGATGCACGAACATGGGCAGACCCTTTTGCATATCCTGCCTCAATTGCGGCCTCGGTATTGGTAATCTCTCCGTCCCGTGACACAAGGGCTTTGACAAACTTTTCTTCCTTTCGTGTCAATTGTTTACTGACACGTTTCTGGTAGGCTTTGTCATTTGGGTCAAGAGTAAGTAAAGCTTTAACTGGCATATCGGATATATCTTATAAAAAAGACCCCTGACTTTCAATAAAAAAGTCAGGGGCAAGGTAAAGGACGTACTATGAGTACATGTCGTGATCCAAGGGGTGAGGAGAGCCAAATGTGAACCCCTTAGACTATAGCCTCACGACAGGCTGTTGTTCCACTTTCACATTCGGCTGTTCTGTTCAATATCCTATATTGTAAGATATAACTACATATGTTACAAGATATAATTATATTTTACAGGGGATTTTTAAACATGATGTCATATATGGTTACATATCACACTTTAAACGAGGAAGGAACAGAAGAGGAGAGAATATTTACGTTTTCGTCAGGTAATTTTCTTGATTTTTTTATGATTATAAATTCGGAATGTGCCAGAAAAGGGATTAAATCGGTGCAAGATGTTGTTTCTATTGAAGAAATTGGAGAAAAAAGGGAAAAACTTGACAGGAACTCGATAATAGATCAGGCTAAAAACTTAATAAACGGAGAAAGAGAGACAACATATGGAGATCCTCTTGTAGCCCATGGGCATATTGCGAAGGGATGGAGTGCCATTCTCGGAGTAGAAAAAATCCCTCCCTCGACAGTCGCCCTGATGATGGCTTGGCTGAAAATTTCCAGAATTTTATCCAATAAAAAACATGAGGACTCTTACGCTGATGCAATTGGCTATATGGCGTTGTCTGCGGAATGTGCGGAGAAAGAAGATGGATATGAAAAAAAAGCGTTTAGCGTTCAGGAAAAAACGTCTCCAGAATTTGGAGAGGGTGAGAAGCAAAACGGAACAGACATTAACGAGGAATCCGAATGACCCTTCAAGTTGGGGGCGAGGGTTTTATGAGGATAATCTTGTGATGAAAAAAACGAATGGAGCGGTAACAGGACTTAGGGCCAGACACAGGATTGAAGGTGTTGTTATCCCCAAAGAAATATCAACGGTCTGTATAGAGTGTACGACTGTGCATCAATCACCTTTTAATGGAAAAAGAACACATTATGATTAGCAAAAGGAAAGAAGAGATACTGAAGAACCACTTAGATGTTATTTGCGATATTTTTGAGGAAAGCATTCCTAAAAATAAACCAACGACAAATGTCAGGGAGATACAACAGTATCAGGAGATACAAAGAATTAATTCGTTACTGACATCAATTAAACAATGTATTCATAAATTTTTAGAAGAGGACAAAATAAATGAACGATCAAGCAGTACGCCCATTACAATTAGCGAAGAACAAAAAAGAATCTATCGAAGCGTCTTTTGATGAAGCAATCTCTGCTTTGGAGAAAGTAAATCATTTTATAATAGACTTGATAAAAAAAGAAAAAATACAGAAAAAAACATTATTAAGGAAAAGCAATAAGTTAATTGACGACTCTATTGACCTGTTGATTGAAACTAAAGAGGAGTTAGAGAATGGACATAATCACAATCAAGGAATCCTCTTCAGGGAAGAAACAACAATTAGCGATTGATCTAAACCCAGAGGAAAAACACCAAGAAAAAAAGAAAGGATTTAAGGAAAGAATAAAAAGTTTTCTGAGACGTTTTGATCCAAGACCTGATTTTACTTTTAGAGAAGGAGAATAGAATGACTGTGTTAACTATTTTAAATAAAATTCTGGCGTTCATGGTGTGTGTGTCGCCTGTTGTGTTTGCAATAAAAATAAATCTATTAAGTCTGGCTTTGGCAGGGTCTTTTGTGTTCTGCATTTTGTGTGTGTTTATAGCATTTATTTTTTAAAGTTACCGCTGACGTAGCGGAGAAAACCCTCAGTTGATCCCCTGCTGAGGGTTTTCTGTTTTCTTAAGCAAGTGTCGGATTGTTCCAGAAATGGTTCTGTCTTCTTCCTCACTTTTCCTCTTAAGAACATTATAAGTATCAATTGATAAAGCAACTGATTTATATTTACTTGAATCCATGGGTGTATCCTTTATAAAAATTTATATATAATATAAGATAATTTATTATATTATGTCAACAACTTGGCCCCAACTTTCCCCCATTTCAAGGTCGCATCGAGAAGGGATTTCAAGGGGAATAGCTTTTTCCATAATATCTTTAATGTGCAACGCTTCTTCCTTGCAATGAACACTGCAACACAATTCGTCATGCACCTGTACAAGAGGGACAATCCCCTCCTTGTAAACGTCTACCATTGCCTGTTTAGTCATATCAGCCGCCGAGCCCTGAATAAGCTTGTTCAGGCTCTTGTAAGTGTAAGCTCTTTTGAGGCGCGTGGTCGCACCGTACTTCTCCTGTGCCTCTCTCTTAGTATAAGCTTTTGTCAGATCAAAGGTATCAGGCTCCCATTGGTCAAAGGTTAACCGTCTTCCTCTTAAGCTTCTTAAGTAGGCTTCATCTGTTTTTTGTTTATTGAGCCGTGTAATAAGGGCCTGTTGCAATCCTTTAACAAAGGGGACCCGAGAGTGATATTGTGCGGTAAGGTCTTTAGCCTCCTCAAAAGACAAATCAAGTTGTTCTGAAAGCTTTTTAACGCCCATACCATACATCATGGCAAGGTTAATCGTCTTGGCTTGCTTTCGAGGAATATCAGCCATTTCAGCCACTAACGTATGAAAGTCTGTTTCGGGGTCGTTCTGGTAATTAGAAACAAATTCATCAACGCCTTCAAGTTGAACCGCGTTTTTCTGCCAATCATTATATACTTTAGCGTAATGAACAAGAATCCGTGGCTCTTGTTGGCTGAAATCAATGCTCGCCCACGTGTCTCCTTCTTCAGGAAGAAACAGATTTCGTACAGAAATAAGCGTTCCTTTACCATAGGTGGGAATCTGCTGTAGATTAGGGTTATTCATCGACAATCTGCCTGTAACGGTTCCTACTGCGTCCCCTCTAACTTGGTTAATATGGGAGTGTATACGGCCGTTTACGGCATGGTTCTGAATGGTATTGATAAATGTGCCGTTAATTTTATTTAATTCTCGCGCTTTAGCAATTAAATTAGGTATTTTATGGGTATGCTGAGTAAGAAACTCTCGGGTAAACGAGGGGGTTCCTTTTGGTGTTTTAGGGTATGGAAGTTGTTGCTCTTTAAACACAATCTCAATACTGTGCGCTGACCATATCGCTACATCTAAGTTTGTAAGACGTTTAATCTCATCGAGAACTTCCTTCTCCTCCTTTTCAAGCATCTTTTGTGTTCTTTCTGCTCCTTGTATGTCTACGCGAATGCCTTTCTTTGTCATGTCAACTAAACACGGTAAAAGCTCCGTTTCTAAATTAAAAACAGTCGTTAAATCTTCTCTTTCTATTTTAGTTTTAAAAGTGTTCCAAAGATCAAGAGTTAACTCGGCATCCGTTTCTGCGTAGCCTCCGACAAAGTTAGCCGGCATCTTCCACATTTCTGACTTGGCATCTAAACCAAATTCAGTTGCGGCTTGAACAAGACCCTTTTCTGATTTTGTTTTACCGAGATAATCAAAGGCAACGGCGTTCAGACTGTAAGAAAAACGGTTCTCGTCAAGAAGACTTGCAACAAGCATTGTGTCAATAATTCGGCCCTCAACTTTATGCCCCATAGCTCTCAACCAACCTACATCGTACTGAGCATTGTGAAACACTTTATCGCACGGAAGAGCCAACATATCTTTGAGCCACAAATTAACCAAACGCTCATCCAGATTTCCTCCTCCCATATGCTTAAGAGGGAAGTATCCTTTAAACTCATCTGTGGCTACGGCAACACCTACAACCTCACCGTTCCCTGTCGGCCACCCAGGGCCAGAAGAACGGAGGTCAGGGTCGCGTGTTTCGAGGTCGATTGCTATTTTTTTAGCGTTGCTGAGATCGGGGAAGCTTTCAGGAGGTGACCATGAGTCTACCGTATCTATTCGGGCCAAATTTAAAATTCCTTGTTCCATATCAACTACTTAACACACTTTTTATATTTATACAATTAAATAAGATTTATCGGGATCTTTTGGGTAAAGTATGTAAAGACTGTTTTTTGTTCGGGTTACGGCCACATAAAACAAACGATGCAAGGCATCTTTGTTGTACCGTGTTTCGCGTTCTGAGGCAGAAGAAATATCTGTCAGGACAACCACGTTATCGGACTCAGCCCCTTTTGCTCCGTGGATAGTTGAAAGAATAATACGAGGTTCTCTGCCAAGCTTTTCTTTCTTCTTTAAAAGAGAGACGATGTATGTTTCCTGTTCATCTTTAATTAAATCAAGCGCATCTCTCCATATAACGTCCTTGTCTACGAGCAAACCGTGATGCTCCTTAAGGTCTTCGTATGTAAATGTCTCTGTATCAAATTGTCCGTGTATTGTTTTCTTCCCACGTTTTATGTGCAGATCGTTGCCAGACATAAACTTATATATTTTTTGTGCCGTTTTAAGATCAACACGTTCTCCTTTTCTAAGCGTCTCCCATCCTTTGATAGCCTGTAAAACAGGCTGACTTACAGAAAGATTGCCGTATTGGTCTTGAAAAAACAATCCGTGTACTCGTAGTTCATCGGATATTTCTCTCAGCATAAAAGCACATTGGGACAGGATTAACCATTTTCCCTCTCCCATCTTTTCGTAAGGAGGATTATACATGCGATGCACTTCTCCTTCAGAAGGTGTCGAAGAATATTCTTTAGGAAAGCGATTACCTTTTGATACCTGTTTAATTATTCTCTGAGCAATCTTGTGGGGCTCTACAGGTACGCGGTAAGATTGAGAAAGAACTTCTGCTCCGCTATCTAAATTTATAAAATGTTGAGGAGAAGCCCCCGCCCATGTAAAAATTGCCTGGTCGTCATCTCCCGCGCATATCATTCTTTCTGTTTTCTTATCTAAAATTGCAGCAATGTCCCATTGAAGAGGGGACAAGTCCTGTGCCTCGTCAAGTAAAATTAAATCAAACTCTGGACAAGTCGCAACTGCATCCGTCAGGAACATCTCGAGCATGTCGGTAAAATCATACAAAGACTGACTCTTTTTAAAATTCTCATAACTTTCTGAAACGTATTCAACTTCGTGCCAACGCAGACTACCGTGTGTAGACGTATTGTATTCCGTTCTTAAGGGTGTTTTCTTGACCCGTGCGCGGTGAATAAGGGACAGTATCGGACTGTTTCTTATGTATCCTCTGTCTTCAACATCCTCTGCCTCTACGCTTCCAAGAGATACAAGGCGAACCTGAGATGCAAATTGTTTAATCTCTTTATCACCAAGACAACGCATCCCTCTTTCGTCCATACAATGCTTTGAAAAACTATGAATTGTTTTAAACCAGAAAAGATCCTTTTCTGCATTTTTAAAACCAAAACGTCTGCCTGCTCTTTCTCTGGCTTCGTCACAGGCCTTGTTCGTAAAACTGAGAAAGGCAATTTTGTGAGGGGAAACTCCTTTTTCAAGAGCGTCTGACACTTTGTTTATTAACGTGGTTGTCTTCCCTGTGCCTGGAGGGCCAAATATACGAAACATTAGAATGGACTCTTTTCTTGCTCATCAAACTTTTTAGGATCAATTTTTATATCTTCTTCAAAGTTAGCCGGAATACTCCACACGCGAAGCGCCTTACCTTTAACTTTTAACATCACAGGCATACCGCCTATGTCTTTAACTCTTTGGGCTACCTGATGTCTTTTATAATCGTAAAATTTGTTCTTTTTTAGATGGTCCATTAAATCTTTTATACGAAAATACGTTAAAGACCTTTCCTCATCTGTCCACGCACGGCGAAGATAAATTTCGTCACGACTTTCTGCTTTCTGCAAATGATGAGAAAATTCCTCTAGATATTCATAAAACTGTCCGTCTATATTAGAATCCTCGGAGGCCTCCATTATCGCTCCTTCTGTCTCTAACATATTAGACAGAAGACCGTTTAATCGAGTCTCCCATTGCGGTTTGCTAATTGTAGGAGGAACAAAATTTAACTGTTCAAGACAAGACTTTTGGAACTTCGCTTGAACCATAAGGCTTTCACTATCGAGCTCAACCGGATGAGAGTTAACATCTAAAAACCAAAGCGGTGGGTTACTGTTATACTTTCTTAAGTTTCCCATTGCCGTGTTAGTGACAAGAGATTGAACCCCAAATTTGCGTGTCGCGCATAACTCCTTGTTACAAAAGCTTTTTATAGGTTGGTCATTGCATTTATAAGTGTAATCTTTTTTCTCAAGTTGCTTGGCAACGGCGTTCATTTCATTCAAATCTAAAGGAGGGTCAAAATATTTCGCATTGTATCTGGATATTTCCTGACTCCATGATTTAGGAAATGCTTTTCTTAAGTAAACCCCAACATTAAAAAGACCGTTGTTCCGTGAGCCCTCTTCAAACCCTTGTTTAAATAGTGCCTGGAGACACGGTGGAACGTCTTTGAAATCTTCGTCAGGTTCATTTTTAATTTCAAACGCAAGGATTTCATCAGGGGCTTTTGCGTAGTGATCGTATAAATCAAAAAACTCTTGCAGGGTTCCTCCGCTTCCATCGTCTTTAATAACGTAACGAAGTCCCATCTTCTCATCATAGTAAGGAAGATTAAGAAAATTTCCTGTGTCGCCTTTTTCTACGTTTAAAAAAACCTGTTTAGGAAAAATCTCTGAGCCATTATACCCCAAAGCAGAGGCCATATCCTTAAGAGTGTCCTGCATGTCTTTAGCTGACATCCACTCCTTGCTAAATAAAAATATGTGAGCGCCCCCTGATTTACTGCGACAGACAACAAGTGGTAACTCTAAAGTCCTTATTTTTTCAACTAAAACCTTGTGGTCAAGACCAACGTATTCATCTACATCAATACATCCCCAGACGCATTGACTCTCCTCGTTAATGGGAATAATACCAATTGCTGACCCCTTACCTGACAGATGCTCTTCCCAAAGCTCCGTGGTGCGTGGAGTACGAACAATAGAAGCTTTACCTGTTTGTTTACCATTCTTATTACCAGATACGGCATACGTTCCGTAAGCAAGCTCCAGACCTCTAAATATATGTTCAAATTTATCTGATTCTGTGGACACAAATCACCTATCAATAAATCAGGGGTTTTTACGCCCCTGATCCATCCAGAAAAGTTAAAACGGTATGTCTTGTGATTCAGCGCCTTCTTCCGTATGTTTTACGGTTACTTCGCCTTCTGCAATTGACTTTTCAAATAACTTAGCTTTCTGATAAGCTTCAGCGTTTTCCACAACGCCTTCTAAAGATATGTCCCATCCAGACCATTTACCTTTAGAGTTTTCCTCGTCAACGGTTTTCATTCTGTACACATAAGCATAAGAAGGAGGGTCGAAACTTTTACCGTTTTTATCCTTCATTGTCTGAGACAAAATCGTTGAGAGCCATTTCTTCGATTTTTTAAGTTGTGTCGATTTCATAGAAATCAAAGCAGTCGAAGAACTGCCATCATCGTTTAAGACCACAACGTAATGTTGAGCCGTTTTATCTATGTAATCTCCATTTCCATCAACAACATAGTCCTTATTATCTTCCGCACTACGTTCGTATTTTGGAATGTTTGGATCTCCTGCAGAATACATAGCAATAGGTGCACCTGTTCCTGTGCCGCGTGAAGCCCAATGAATATACTTACTTTGGAACAATACAGGCAGTACGCGAATGCCTTCTTTTCCAGGGTAGTTTTGATTGGTGACCGAATTGTATATATCACCCTTCTTTGCATCGTCAGGTATATCGTCCATCCCAGACCATATTTTTATAAAAGGCAAAGCAACATCGTCCTGAGTTATGCCAGAAAGTCCTGCTCCTGCGTCTTGTGCAAATATGTCTGCGTCTAAAACGGCAACTTCGTTATTCGTGTTCGTTGTTGTTACATCTTGTTTCGCCATTACTGTTTACCTCCTTTGATAGTAGCGTGGTCAATGACTGTTACACCCATAAATTCAGGAAGGCTAACGCCCTTCTCGATCTGTTCTTTAGCCCAAGCTTTTCCCGTCATCGGGTGAACCTTAGAATCTTCCTGTACAGGCAAGTTTTCTTGCAAGGCGAGTGTCTTAAATTTTTGAGCTGTCTCATCCTCGCCCTTACCAAAATCAATTGAGACAGTGTTCTTGATAATGTCGTAATGTCCGTTTTCTCGAAGATAATGCAAAGCGTCCTCTTTATTTTCAACTTTTGGACGGAAAGAATATATCTTCTTAACAGAAATTTCTGCTCCGTTTTTCATTACAAACTTTTTCATACCTGCTTCATTCATCAACTCAGGCAGGCGGTCATCTGTAAGAATACGAAGCTCCGCTTTGTCTTTCTTAAGTATATCTTCACGCATTTCAATTTTCTCTTGCATTTCAACAATACGTTCAGCAACGGAAGATATAGAGTTTAAATTGTTGTCTTTGATTTTAGGTGCAGAGATATCTGCATCCTCTTTCATAAAATCGGGTACTTCGACCATCGTTTTTCCTCATTCTTGGTTAAAAATTCACTACTTGTTTTTGAGTAGTAAATCATATATATACTATTTTATATTAAAATCAAGGAGAAAATGTGTGAATTATGAGTATAAAACACAACCGTTCAAACACCAGGAAAGAGTCTTTAATCGCTCGAAAAGCCTTAGACATTATGCGTTTTTCCTTGAGATGGGAACCGGAAAATCTAAAGTTACCGTAGATACAATGTCGTATTTATATGAAAGCGGCAAAATAGACACAGTGCTTATTGTGGCCCCTAAAGGTGTGTATGAGAATTGGATTAAGAACGAAATACCAAAACACATGCCAGATAGAATTGAGCCCCTTGTTGTTAAATGGCAACCAAATTTTACCAAAACATTTAAAGAACAGATGCATCAAGTAGCGACCAGAAGCAAAAGAAAAGACGAAAAACTGCATGTTCTTGTGATGAATGTCGAAGCATTGTCAACACGTAAGGGGATAGAGGTTGGTACATATTATTTATCTCAGAACCCGAATAATTTAATTATTGTGGACGAAAGCACCACTATTAAGAACAAAGACGCAGAACGCACTAAATCTATTATTAAATTAGGTGAGCTCGGAAAGTACAAAAGGATTTTAACAGGCTCTCCTGTAACTAAGTCGCCCTTGGACTTGTTTTCTCAATGCAAGTTTTTAGACCCCAATATCCTTGGGTTTGACAGTTACTATGCGTTTCGTAACCGATACGCTTTAATGAAACGTATGTCGTTTGGCGGTAAAAGTTTTGACCAGATTATTGGATACAGAAGAATAGAAGAGCTACAGGCAAAAATACATGATTACAGTACTAGGATTTTAAAAGAAGATTGTCTGGATTTACCTGATAAACTTTACCAGAAACGCTATGTTCCGTTGAGCGCGGACCAAAAGAAAGTCTACGAGCAGATGAAAACGCTTGCTCTTGCCCAGATAGACAACGGAGAGTTGGCAACTACAACAAGTGTTTTAACGCAGATAATGAGATTACAACAGATATGTTGCGGGTTTTTGCCCCCTGATGACGGTCAAATAAAAGAACTAGAGAACGGAAGATTGAAAGAACTGTTATCTATATTAGAGGAAGTAGACGGAAAAGTTATTATCTGGGCAACGTGGACGCATGATATTAAAAAAATAAAAAAAGCAATTGCTGAAAAATATGGAGAACAAAGTGTAGCAACTTTTTATGGAGATACCCCACAAGACAAACGTCAGGAAATTGTAGATAGATTCCAAGACTACAATGACTTTCTTCGTTTTTTTGTTGGACAACCAAAGACAGGTGGGTTTGGGTTGACGTTAACGGAAGCCAAGACCGTTATTTATTACTCTAACAGTTATGACCTTGAGATACGTTTGCAATCAGAAGACAGAGCGCATCGTATAGGACAAGAGAGTAACGTAACTTACATTGATATTGTATGTCCTGATACGGTTGATGAAAAGATTATAGATGCTTTGCAGGATAAAGTGGATCTTGCAACCAAAGTTTTTGGAGAAGAAACACGGCAGTGGTTACAAAGTTAAGTATGTGTAGACACTTCCGTCATAGGCCAGACAAGATTTTCTGCACCCTTCTTTTTTAGTGCTGACATGCACCCATCCATTGTTTGGGTCATTGTGTTTCTTTGACCAATATTCCAAGATTAACTGATCGTACTCAAGATTGTCTTGAATAAATTTAGCGAGCTCTGGGTTTGGAATCCCTGCAATTTCTAAATCAGCAGCTTGCCCCAAAGAATGCTGACTTTTTTGAGAGCCGCCTATTTTTTCATTAAGTTCCTTGGACCGATAACCGCTTGTCGGGGTAAAAGGACCGTACTTTTCACGCACAGGTTCAAGAATTGTTTCGCATAAATACTTAAGATTTTCGATATGTTCGTCTGTGGGGAGGTTATCAAGATTAAAACGTGAGGCGGTTTGGCTTTTGCATAACTCTTTTAATGTAAAATGCGGGGATAGGTTCATAACAACTGCTCAAAACCGCTTGCAATAATGATAAGCACGACAATAGCCCAAAGTCTGACATCTAATTTTTCCAACGATTTTTCTATTTTAGAATATCGTGAATGACATTCTTTTTCATGTTTTTCTAACAACTTTAAAACATCGTCACTGTTCATTGTATTATCCTATTAATTTATCTAGTTGTTCCATTCTTGCAAGGGTATCAGGATTAAAGGGCCCAAGATTAGTTTGAGGAGCAGGGGGTTTAATTTCAGGGCGAGGAGGTATGTTTATTCCGCGAATTTCTTTTCTTTTTTCTATTTCTTCTTTTTCTTGATTTCTTCCTGTAGGAACAATTGTATCAGTTACAGGTCTTGCAATTTCTTCTCTAATAAAAGTAGTAGTTGGAATTATTGTAGCAGGAAGACCAAAATATTTTAACAACCCGTCTTCAAACTCTTGTAAAATTTTCTTTCCTTCTGTTGTTGTGGGGTTTAAATCAATAGTTTTATCTTTAAAAGGCTCCATTACTTCTAAAAACTCTTTCCCTTTTTCAGGGTCAAAAACTTCTTTTAATCTTTTTTCTATAAGAAACATAGGGGCATCTGAAAGAACTTCTTTACCTATATCAGAGGCCATAGCCCCTGCTTGTATGTTTCCTATGCTTTGAAAAAAGTTAAGACGATTAAGCACAGATCCTATAGCTTGTAAACTAATAATTCTAGCAGCTTTTACTTCCATGCTACTTGGGTCTATATCTAAATATTTAGAACCTAAATCTCTATAATAATTAGAAACTTTTTTTAGGTTAACTAATTGTTCTTTTATTAAATCTTCTGCTTCTGGGTTAAGAAGCTTTTTATTTTTTAATATATTTAAAATAGAATTTTTAGAAGGCACAAAGTCTTTTTTAAAATTAGCGCCTAAATCTTTTATATTTTTTATATCAGTATTTAAAGCAAATTCTAACATATTTCCTGCGTTTGAGTCTCCAGGTAAACGAGCTTGGGTTAAAGCTCTGTCTAATAAATCTTCAACAACAAAACTAACAAAAATATCGTTTGCTTCTGGAAGTTCTTTTCCTGCGTTTGAAACAATATCAGATAATTGATTAAAGTTTTTTAAAGGAGCATCAGACCTAATTACAAAATTTATTGCATCTTCTGGTCTTTCTTTGCCTCCAACTTTTTTAAATATATTAGAAAAAGACTCTTTTTCTGCATTTCTTTTTACAATATCTGGAACAGTCTCTTGTAAAAACTTTCTTGAAGCCTCTCCTCCTTTTTCTAATAAATCTTTTAATTCTCTAAAGGAAGGTTGATTAAAGAAATCTCTGTATTCCGTAATAAAATTTTTAACTTGTTGTGGATTAATAGTGTTTAATTTTAAATCTCCCTCAAAGTTTTCTATAATTTCTTTTAAACCTCTTTTATTTACTAAATTTTCTTCTTTAATATATTTTGCAGCCATTCCTCTAAAAATATATTCTACTGCTTGGTCTAAATTTTTTATAGATTCGTCAACATTAATGTTTCTTCCGTCTTTCATAACTTTTAAAGGATTAGGATCAAAAGGATCTTTCTTTAAAAACTCAAGAGCATTTTTTAATTGATTGTATTTTAATCTTGAAGAACTTGCTTTACCATCAAATATATTATCTAAGAATAATTCTGGAGCAAACTTAATTCTTCCTGAAGGATTTCTTTGAAAAGTATCTGTCATAAAAGTTGTGCCAAAAACATCGTTTCTTGATCTTGAAAAATTCCTAGCATCCATAAGAGCGTTTAATTGTTCTGCACTTTTTGCTTTACTTAAAGTTATAGTTGGTACAAGAGAATCATCTAAATCTTCTAAAATAGCTTCTCCTATTGTGCTTAAAATGTTTGCATTTGTTTTGTCGCCTTTTTTTGCTAATGCTTCTGCATTTTCTCTAAAACTTTGTCTAATTTTTAATAAAGTTCCTACGTTTAATACGTTTTTAGGGTATTTTGTTACAGCAGCAGCCCTGTCTTCATTTAACTGAGTAAGCTCTAAAGTATCTTGTGCTATCTTTTTTAACCTTCCAAGTTCAGCTGAAGAATACTTAGCATATTTTCCTTTTCCTATCTCTGTGCCTTCAAACTTACCCGTACCTAATTTTTCTATTTCTTCTATAAATTTCTTTAAACGCGGTTTAGTTAACACAGGGTTTTTTGCTAGTTTAATTGGGTCCATAAGAAAACTAACAGGCTGCCCTTCCATTATAAAAAATTCTTCTATTGTTAAATCAGGGTCTTTTTCTAACGCTTTATTATATCTTCCCTTATCAAAGGGACTAAGTTCATTTGGATCAGTAGTGGTTTTTTCAAAGTCTTTGTAAATGCCTGATTCATTTAGTTGTTTGTTAATCTGAGAAATAAAAGATTCAATCCTATTATCAAATCTTCTTATTTCTTTTATAAAAGATTTAGACCCTGTATTGCCTGCTTCTCTTACTCTAATCATTAAATTTTTTAAAGGCAGTAGTTGTGGAGGAAGATCCTCTATTTCTCCTGGAAGATCATAAAAATCTTCTGATCTTTGATTAGTTGGATCAGTTATTTCTTTATACCTTCGTGTTATATTATCAGTTACAACAGGAGTTGATTTTTCTATTTTATTCCACAATTTATTTTCTTGTTCTTTTGAAACTTTTAAAACATCATCTAATTTACTTCTAAATATTTTGTTCATTTTAGCGTCTAAATCTGGGCTGTACCCAAATTCATCTATTTGATTATCAATTTTTAATCCTTCAGGACCTTTTATTTTTTCAACGGCTAAATCTGTTTCAGTAATTGCGTTGTTTAATTCTACTTTAAGATTTTGTCTTAATCTATTTTGCATTAAATCGCTTGCTGCTCGTATTAAATCTGACGCTTCTTTTCCATTTATGTCATCTACCTGTAATGCATTACGTCTAAGTTGGTTTATTACAGCGCTTATAGCCTCAAGTTGATTTTTTGTTGAATCATCAAACTTTTTTGCATAATCAGGATCTTTTGCTTTAAGTCTACGAATTAACTCTCTTTCAACTTGTATAAGAGCTGGATTTAAAGTTATTTGCCCTGGAGAAAGCTCTCGCCCCTCGTTTACAGCGTCTTGAACTTGACCAATAGTTTTACTTAAATCAATAGTTTCTCCTTCTTTTGCACCCTCTATTAATAGTCTAGTTATATATTCTCCCGTTCTTTGATCTGTTTGACCAAAAACTCTGTTAAATAAGTCTTTTGATTTTCCTGCTGCGTAAGAAGTAGCATTAAGAGTTACACGCGGAATATTAATAATAGAGGTAGCTGTTTCTGAAAGTATTCTTGGAAGTGTTTCTCCTGGCCAATTTTTTTCTGCAAGATATGCCCCAGGAGTTGCGGAAACTCCTATACCAATCTCGGCTCTGACAAAAGGATCACTAAGTTTTAACCCAGGAGGACCTGTAAATTTTGCAGGAATAGTTCTACCGCCTACAAGCGGAACAGCTTTAGGAATAGCAACGTCTTTTGGTCCAACTCTTGCTGCTTTTCCCATTGTTTCTAATCCCTTAGTAACAACATTTTTAGCCTTACTTCCTCCCCCGTAAATTTTTTCAAATAAATTAGATTTTCCTGAAGATTGATTTGTTCTTTTAAAAAAAGGAACTTTTTTCCCTGCTTCTCTTATAAAGGCTTCTCTTCCAGGGTTTATTGCATTTCTTAAAGCAGTAACTCCTGAACTTATAGATGCATCCATTATTTCTTTTGCCGGAATTTTGGTCGCAAGAGCTTTAAATGCTGGAGCTGCGGTTACAACAGCAGCAAGAGTATCTGCGGCATTTGCTGCTGCTTGATCCGAACCTGGCATAAAAGGGTCTTCTGGAAGAATAACTTCTTCAGCAATTTTAGTACCAGTTAAAGCTGTTAATCCTCCCCCTAAAAAACCTCCCGCGGCTAAAAGCCCTTTAATTGCCAAAAACGGAACGCCAGGGGGTAAAGGAGCGCCTATAGCAAGTCCTGCTCTTCCCCCTCTTTTTGCTCCTTGCCAAAAAGCAGCGCCTTCTACAAGCGCTCTTGCAAGCCTTCCTTTGTCTATAAAATTAAAAAATTTATCGTCTGCAGTTCTTTTACGTATTGATGTTGATTCTTCTATTATATCTTCAGGAGAATACGTTCCATGTATTTTAGTTTTTATTTGTTCGGGGGTAAATCCTTGAAGAAACATTAAATCATTTGCTATAACTTCTTTAGCAACTTTGTCGTTTAAAGGTCTTTCTTCATTATTTCTAAGATTTTCATATATTTTTTTAACGTCATATCTTTCGTTTAATCTTTGATTTATTACGTCAGGGTTTAGATTTTGAAACTCTAAAAACTGCTCTTGAAGAAGTTGTTCATTATAATCAGACATCTTTAACCTTTCTTTTACTTATCTTCAGAAATCAAAGGATAAATTCTATTACCGGGACCTGCTTGTTCGTTTAATGATGGTTTTGCAGAAGGGCCGTAAATAAATAAATCTGAAATTCCTTTATAAGAAGCAATTATAGTATCTACCGCATTTATAGTTGCTTGTATTTCCGCTGCATCATCTTCTTCTCTATTTAATTGTTTCCTTGTAACAAGACCATCTCTTATAGTTATAAAGAAAGGAAGAGTTTTATTATTTATTTCTTCTGCAACTGTTTCTTTGCTTTTAAATATACCAATCTCCCCAGGAAGAGCTTCCTCAAATTTTCTTATTATTCCTACACCTCCACCTTCTCCACGGTCTACAATTACACTTCTTGCGCTTGATAGAAAAGCGTTAGCACTTGTACCTAAACCGCCTAAAGTATCATTAATTTCTTTTGGATCGTCAAACTTCCTACCTCCCCCTAAAAATTCAAATATTAAATTAGCTGAAGATGCAATTCCTGTTGCAAGCCCTGACTCTGGAAGATCTTTTACATTTTTTTCCATTTTTCTTACAGCTTGCATTAATGAAGATTTACTTATATCCTGCGTTGTTCTTAACCTAGGTTGAAACGCTTTGCTTTCACTACCTGGTGTATATTTCAGGTCTAATTCATCTTCAACAGTTTTTATTAAAGAAGAACTAACTTGACCCCCGCTTTCTATACGTTTTTTTATTGCGTTAATGTCTGCTCGACTCATTAATCCAGGTCTAGTTATTTGGACACCATTTTCGATTGTTGTTGTTGGTTTTGTTTTGTCTAACAAAGCCCTTCCAAAAAGATCTGTTGCAGTATTTGTGTCTCCTGAAGCATACATTTCCCTAATATCTGGATTAGAAAGTAACGCTCTCTCCCTTTCTTGCAATGTCGGCGCTAAATTCTTATACCAGTTTCTAAACCCAGCATCGTTTATTACTTTATTACCAGTCTCTGTAGTTAGATTAAGGTCACCGTATTGAAGCCGTAATTCCGCAGCTGCTAATCTAAGTTTGTCATACTCAAGTGCTTGTGAAATATCTAACAACTCTTTAGACGTTCTATCTTTTAATCCTTGCAGTGTTATCTGTCCATCAATCCCTAGTTCAGTTAATTCTTTCTTAAGGTCCATTTCTTCTCTGGCAAGTATCCGTGCTTGTTCTAATTGGTTTTTGTCAAGACCTAATTTTGCAAAGAACTGTTCATTTGCTTGTTCTAATTGTTCTCTATCAAGGCCTATAGATGCAGCAAATTGTCTTTGTTGTTGCTCTAATCTTTCGGCTTGCAAGTACTTTTCTGCAAGAGTTTTTTGACTTAACAATGCAGATTTATTGTTATAATCAAGATTCATATTTCTTTCGGTATACCCTTGTAAGGAGCTGTCACGCTCTAATGTGTTTTCATGCATTACCGCTATTTTTGCTTGTTCTTGCTCTCCCATTAACACTTGCAGTTTTTGTCTTGCGTCATTAATCATTTGCGTTTTGTTAAGGTCGGTGCTACTCCTTAATTCTGCTATATATTGATTTAATTGATTTACATCATTAGCTAGTCTTGTTTGATGGTCCTGTGCGCTTTCTTGTACTTTTTTAGATATATTTGCTTCAAACTCTGTTAAGCCTATTTGAAACATATTACCAAGAGTTGCTGTCCTTTCTATTCCTGTTTGCTTTCTTATATCTTTTTGTTCCTCTTGATAAATTCCTGACGCAGTTTGAAGAGCTCCCATACGTGCAGCGCGGTCAGCTTCTGATGCTTGTCCTGCTATAGCAGTAATTTCTCCCGGCACAGGAGCAAAAGCACCTGCTAAATCACTAAGAAAATTTGCGCCAGGTTGGCGTGACCCTTGTGCAAGTCTTAATCCCGCCCCTCCGATAGAAGCTAATGCTTGAGCTCTTGCAACATCTTTATCAGGTTGCCCTATTCCTGTTTGAAAAGTAGGTAAAAGCTCTGCATAAATATCTTGAAGACTTCTTGCATTTAAATCTGTCATTGGTTCTATCTTAAACGCATCTGGTCTAAAAGAGCCATAAGCACTACCTTCTTGCATTTTACGAACCATACCACCATCAGCCATTTGCACAGGTTCTTCAGGTTGTCCTGCCATAAGCATAGACCCAACACCGCCTGCCATATCTGTTGGCATACCACTTTCATCTTCCATAGCAACATCAGCTTCGCCCTGCATCAACGCATCTAATCCACCTTGAGCCTCTACGATAGCCATAGTCGGTTGAACCAAGGTCAATACAGAATCAGGGGTTTGCTCTGCATCAGGCTCCCCGACAAGTCCTGCAAGCTCGCCTCTGCGCCCCTCTACAGGGACTTCATCGCCACGAATTGCGTTCATTAACTGTTCATAGTCTTGTGCAGAGTCCACCTGAGACAAGATACCAGAAACAAGCTCATCCCCTTCTTGTCTTTGTGCTTCTGCCATAACTTCTTCTGGACCGGGGGCCATGGGCATTTCAGCAGGGGGCATCATCTGTTGTGGAGGAGCCATCATCTGCTCCTGTGGAGCCATCATCTGCTGTTGTGGTGGAGGGGGCATCATTTGTTGAGGAACCATACCACCTTGTTGCATAAACATTTTTCGTTTTAATGGGTTCATGTCGTATGTTTCCTTATCCTGTACCAAATAAACCAAGATTTTTAGCACCTGCCGCGGCACTTAATCCTGCAATTCCTAACCCTGCTACTTGCTGGAACGGAGATGGTGAGAAAGTTGGTGTTTGTGTTACTGTTTGCTGACTTGACGGTATACCTTTGTATATGTCACTTAAGAACTGCAGTTGTTGATACGGATATTGTTGTTGCTGAAGCTCTGTTTGTCGCGTTGCATCAAGGGCAGACTGAGCAATACCACGTTGCAGTGTACCTAAATTCATTAATGTGCGAATATCTTCACCGGTAAGGTTTTGAAGCTGTTGTCCCATTCCTGCCTGAACACCACCTAGTCCTGAAAGTTGTTGCCCTAATCCTGCAATCCCTCCTGCAAGGCCAGACGCTAATCCTGCCTGACGAGCCGCTAAATCAGAACGAGCAAGACCTGCCTGTTGTAACGCTCCTGCTCTTTGGAACCCTATATTACTTAATCCCTGACCTGAAGCCAATCTCCTGTTTTGTTCTTCCTGAAAGGCTTGTTGTGCTTGTTGCGAGGCTCTTCCAAAATCTTGAGCGTAGGCTTCACCAACAGCTCTGGCACGTTGTCCCTCTAGTTCTGCATCCATAATATCACGCCGTGAACCAGAAAATGCGCCAGAAGAAACAGCTTGAGCATCTTGTCTGTTTTGTGCTTGGTCAAATTGACGATTAATAGCGGCTTCAACATATTGTTGATACGGACTTTGAAACTGTGTGACACTTGAAGGGTCAAATTGTGCTTGTTGTGCCTGACGAATAGCCGCAATACCAGACTCTAGTTCAGGTGTTGCTCCTGCGGTTGGTAAAAGCTGTTCATAGCCTGTTTGAAGTTGCTGTTCTGAAGGGTCCATAATGTCAAAGGCACGTTCGCCACGACCAAGGGTTCCTCTTGCCTGACCATAGGTCCGTGCAGCTTCTCCAATAAGGTCTTGTGCGTTTTGTATGTATGGAAGGTAGGAGCCTATGCCTGTTTCAGCAATATCCATTGCCTGCATTTCCTGCGGAGATAACCCTGCAACTTTAAATCCCGGCGGTAAAACGCGGTTTGCTTGCCGACTTGCAACAAGTTCCTGCACATCATCTAAAAGCGCTCTTCTATACGCCGCAAACTGTGGGTCTTCTTTAACCGTGGTGGTTTGTTCAACATAATCTGTAGACATTATGCAACTCCCTCAAATTTTTTCATTAAACCGTACATTGTCTTAATACCGTCTTTGTAGCCTCCCCCTGCCATTTTACCTGCTCCGCGCACAGCGTTTTTTGTAAACACAAATTCACCGGGCATGAGGTCAGCAGCAACAACATCACGTTCTACGCCAAGAGGACCGGGTACTTCTCCCATTCTCCGTGGACCATATACACGTTCTTTTTCATCACTTCCTATGCTCATTTTTCTAACTGCCCCTTCTTCAACACCTTGTCTAAAACTTGCAACAGGGTCGGCGACTCTTGGAAGATTAGCCCTTGCAGAAGCAAGTCGTTCTGACGCAAGTTGCTGTGCTTGTTGTCTACGAATTACTTCGTCTTCAATTGTGGGGTCTTCTTTGTAAAAAGGTGAATAATACGCATACCCTCCTGTTTGAACATTCATTGGCGCTGTAATTGTATCGTCTACCGTGGTAGGTGGAGGAGGCGGCGGGGGTGGAGGAGCAGGTTTTTGACCTGCCATTATTTGTTGTATGTCTGCTTCAGAAAGCCCCATTGCGCGTAAACTTTCTACGTCTATGTCAAATATACCACCTATACTGTTTATACCGCCTTGAGCAGCCATATTTTGATTAGCTGTCATGTTACTTTGTGGAGCAACTGTTGTTTGTGAAGAAGGTGGAACATACTGACCGGGAGTAATACCAAACCCTGCTAATTGATTTCTCATAGCCGCTGCAATACGAGAGGCAGAAGCACTGTATAAATTGTTTGGATCTATTGCTCTTTTTTCTTGGTCTATAAGACCGCCTTTACCTTCACCCGCTGTTAAAATACCAGAATCACTAGCAGGAAGCATTCCTATCGTTGAAATAAGGCGATCTTCAAATTGTTGAAATTGAGGGCTTGCAATAAACTGAGCTTCTGTCAAAGGTTTTTCGCCTGTAGTAGTAGCTTTTTTATAGGCATCTGCATACAGTTCATTAAGACGACTTAATTGTCCTGAAGGACTGAGCGTAGGGTCTATGTCAAATATACCCCCTCCTGTCTGCATTTTGCGTACTGGAAGAAGGGACGCTAACCCACCACCTCTGCCATAAGCCCTTCCGGGACGGACAATCGGGTCATAAGGTCTTCTTGTTGTAGGAAAGTCTTGGAAATTAACCCTAAGAGCCGCAATTTGTTCTGGTGTTGGGTCGCCGTAAATGTTCCCCGGATTATCCCCATAACCTCCACCACCCATAAGAGCAGCACCGCCTAAAGTTGCTCCTGCTGCAGGAAGAGCAGCTCTAAGTGCGCCCATTTTTGTAGGGATTAAATTTCCAAATTTATCTAATCTAAGACCTTGCCCTCCCGTTGTATAAGGAGTGGCATATGCTTTTATTTTGTCAACAAGACCAACTTCTGATTTAGGTATTACTTTTAAAAAATCTGCTGACGTTAATACTTCTGGATTTGCTTTTGTTGCTGCTTGTTTAATTGATTTTTGTATAAAATCACTTTGTGTTGCTTTTGCTGTTTCTGCTGCTGCTGCTGCTTCTGCTGTTTTTGTTGCCGCTTCTTTTGTTGCTGCTGTTGCTACGTCTCCTGGTGGTAAACTTTGAAAAGGAAGTCTGTCTGCAGATAAAACCCCTTTACCAAATCCTGCGTCTAATCCCGCCGTTAACCCTGATATTGCGCCAGAAGTTAAAGATTCTTTTAAATTTCCACCTGTTAGCGCAGTTCCGGCTGCACCACCTGCTCCAGCAGCTAACCCTGTTACTACTGGGTTTAAAGTAGAAGCAGCCACTCCTTGCATTGCGGCAAACGCGGCTGGCCCAAAATATGCCAAGGCAACAGGAAGAGCAATTTTTGCTATCTTTTTCAAGCTTTTAAACATTTTTTTAAAGAAAAACTCAGGTAACCCTGTTTCGGGGTTAATGGAATTTAATTCGTTACCAACGATATAACGCTCTGGCTCATAGCCCATTTCATTTATTTGAGCAAAAAGCATGTCCTTAAGTTGTGGATTGGCGTTTAAAACGTCCATTGGTATAACAGTATCGCCTTCAGATGCGTGGACCACGTATATATCGCCTTCACGCCCCATTGCGGCAAGTTTATCCGTCATCTCCGTCATTGAAGCAATACCGCCTTCAGGAACCATAGGCGCTTCTTCTGCATCAACAAATGAAGCAATACCGCCTTCAGGCATAGCAACCTCTTCGGTTTGTTCCATCATCATTTCGGGAGGAGGCATAGGAGTGGTGTCTCCTTGCATTTGTTCCATCATCATCATTTCTTCGTTAGGCATACCAATATTCCATTTATTATTGAAAAGCACGTTATACTACGTGTGGCGTGGAACTTGGTGTCCTACGAAACCTTAACAGTTTAACAAAAACTATCTCTATCGTCTACCGTCTGTACGCACTTCAACCCGTGGCGACCCTAATCTCCATTGATTTTCTGTATCTGAATTAGATACTTTAATCGCAAAACTACGCCCACGCAAGCGAACATCAGCTTCTTGCGTAAACTGTTCAACCACCGTACTCGACCCGGCAGCACTTTGCGTCACCGTGCTGTCATCTGATTGCAGGTAAGTACCGCCGGGATTGTTGCGTGTTTTAAGTGTAAAAGTTACAGCAGGGCTGTTGGAGGTTGACCCATCAAACGTCACATCTGGTATAAGCTTAGAAACAAAAACAAATCTGTCTCCATCTCCAATATCTATTTGAGAACTTTCGACAAACGCTTCAACAGCAGAATCAGGCGTTGTAGACCCGTCATCTAACCCAAACTCTTGGTAATAAAGGTAATTACTATCTGCTGCTATTGGGTATTCTGTAATGCCACGGTCTACCCACGCAGTTCGAGATAGATTACCATACGACCAGACTTGTTCTTCGTAATTATATATAACGTATCTGTCTATTTCAGAGCTGTCAAAAGAGCAATAAAACCACCAAATTTCCCCATATGAGCTGTTTAACGCAGAAAACACCTTGAGACTTTGCCCAAGGTTAAAATCGTTAAATACGTATGATTTTACCGTGCAAGGCAACTTTTGAACGCCGCCACTGTATACATAAAACTCTTCTTTACCCATCCAAAACACGGCATCATCAACCGCTTTTGCTGCCATTGGGGACATAATTGTCGTGTTGCCTGATATCTGACGAATACCGAAAGTAAATGGAGGGCCTAAAAACTGCATTGTGTGCATTGACACATCGGTAAACACAATAATCTGTTGTTTGGTTTCTACAGCGCAAATAATTTCAGAACCACTACCTACTCTAAGACTTCCTGCCGTATTCGTGCTTGTTGTTGTCCAAGTCGTTAAACTTTCTTGGTCAGAAAACCGTATGAGCAAAGGATCTTGTGTTCCAATTGCGGTTTCAGAATCACATCCAAAAGCAATAACATGCCGGTCAACGTCTGAAACAAGTATTTGTTTGGCAATTGTGGGTGTTTTTGCATCTGAACTTTCGTCTGACAAAGCTACAGCACGAACAAAACTAGAAGAGCTATCGCTTCTATCCCAGTAGTATATGCCACCATCACGCACGTTCATTAACAAGTCTTCACCAAAGTTGTCATGCGACCAAAGACGAAGTGTCGCTCCTGCTGCAATTAAACTAGAGCTTGACCCCCATGTGCCACGACCCCACGTACCTGCACCCCAACCAGAACCGCCAACAGACGTATCTAATCCTATGTTAATTTGGTATTTACCGACAGTAGAACCGCCACCGTTACCAGTATCACTTGAATTAGCGGTTGCAGTTGCTGTAAATTTGTAACTGTTTGCGTTAACAATTTCTGTAATCTCGTATTCTTGATTTAGCACAGAGGCAGTAATGTTACCTCCAAGAGTAGCTGCTCCTGTAAAAGTAACAAAATCACCTTTAATTGCACCGTGGTCCGTGTCAGATGCTGTAATAACAGCAGAACCATTAGACGCGGCAAAAGTCACATCACCTGCACTTGTTGTTAATCGAAGAGGGGTTACATCATTGTATGCTCCACCTTCTTCAATATAGTATTTTAAGTGTGTTCCAACCCCTGAGAACTGTGTGCCGTCTAACACGACCCACGGATGTAACGCTCTGCATGTTCCTTGAAACGTGTTGCCTGATATTTTATACCAACCGCCTATCTTTTCTGGGACACCGTAACGAAACCTTATTTTGTCGCAATCAAACCAACCGCCCTCATTCGTATAAGACGTTGTTTCACGATTAATACCGGGCCTAAATTGAAGTTTTGTCATCGGCATTAGTAAACACTCCCTGTAATGTAAGGTGGTTGTGCATATGCTTGAGCTTGAAAAGCAACAAACCCTAAAATTCCAAGAATTAAACCAACAGAGCATGTAATTAAAAAAGCAAACCCAATATCTCTCCACATTTGTCTGCGTTTTTCTTCTTTTACATACAACTCTTTTAACCTTGCTCTTTCTTTAGCTATGAAACTATTGAGCTGCTCCCAATCGCCCTTCTTCCCGTATAACATGAAGCACTCACGTAGTTGATCTCTCATTTCATCTTGTTGTTTTTTGTGAAAAAATTCATCTATTGCAGAATTTTCAACGCCAGATAATTTAGTAAAGAAAGAAGATTTTTTGGCTTCAGCTTTTGCTTGAAGGGCTGATTCTCCCGTAGCCCATTTTTGTATGGCTGTACCCATTTGAGAAAGATCACGTCCTGCTTTGACAGCAGACATTAACATGCCATGTCCCGATTTTATTGCTGCAAAAGCTGTAACAGGGTCTATCACTCAATTAATCCTCTACCCAACTAGTCGTACCTTCGTTCCAAGAGTATGTTTTAGTTGCAGAAGCATCTGAAGGAAGTGCAACAGGTGCTTCCCAGTCGCACGTTGTTTCGTTTAATGTCCAAGAGTTAAAAGGTTTAGGGGGAATAAAAGCATTACGGGTTGAATCATATGTAAAACCTATGCCTGCAAATCTTTTACGAAAATTGTTGTTATAAGAAGTTTGCACCCACGTTCCACCTAATAGGTTTTGGCAATATGTCGCACCTATGCTTTCTGTTTCATGTCCATCAGAGTTTGCTGTGTTTGAATTTGATATAACAACAACCCTTAACACAATATTATCTGAATTTATTTCTGCAAAATGTGCCAACGTAATCTCCTAGTATGTCCACGATACATAACTGTATCTTGTACCGCTTGTTACAGGTGTTACTTTATGGGGATACATAAAGTTACTCGGAAAGATCATTATAGATCCTTGAGGTAATTTTATTTTTTCTGTTTCCCACATTATAAAATCTCCACCCTCATAATCCTCATTCAAGGCTCCCACTATTGATAATACTGGAATACCTTTTCTTTCTCCGTCAAACACCGTATGTATATGGTCACAATGCTCTTTCATTGTTGTGCCGACCACATACTTGTTAAACCTTGCCTGAGTGTATCCATTCCACCCATTAAACCAACTTTCAAAACCTTTTAAATCAACCGTTATATATTGATTAATCGCATCCCATATTCTGTCATTTAGCCTCAAAGAACACCTGTCTTTTGTGTTAAAAGAGACTGCAAGTTCATTATCAAAAGAAACATATTTCTTTTTATCGGGCATATAAAACGAATGTGTCTCCCAATTATTATCTTGCAACTCTGCTATGACATCTTTGCAAAACTCCTTGTTAAAAAAATCTTTATAAACTTTAACATAATCTTTTATACTTTCATTAATCAAAGCTGTAATCCTGTTAGCTTGCTTGTATCCCCAAGAATACCTTTGGGAAACGTATTACAGGATATACTAACTCGTTCTTCTGTTTCGGTAGCAGGAACCATGTGTGTTAAAGAAGAAGGAAACACCGCAAACTGGTTAGACTTAACATTAAAAAACCAACTGTCAGAATTATGTATATTAAAATCTTGTGGC